TTAGTTGGTATTGCCCCCTGTATTTCCTTTTCAATTCCGCTCATTGCATCAGTGAAGCCTTCTCCAATACCTTCACTCATGTTAGCACCAATGCCAGCAAATACCTTTGAGGGAGAGTTGATACCAAGAACCTTCTTAACACCACCAACAATACCATTGACCATGTTTTTTACTTTTTCTCCAAGCCAACCAATCATTGATGCAATACCATCCCACAAGCCTCTTGCGATATTTTTTCCGACCTCCAATATGGATGGAATTCCTCTGGAAAGTCCGGAAACGATAGACGCTATGATTTGTGGCAATTGAGCGACAATCTGAGGGATGGCACGGATCAACCCCATTCCAAGTTGGATGGTAAGTTGGACACCCATCTCAATAATTCTTGGTAGATTTGCGGTCATGAAACCAACAATACTGTTAATGATTTGAGGTAAGGCTTCAATTAGTGTAGGGAGAGCATTTAAAAGCCCTTGAGCCAATCCACTGATAATCTGAAAAGCTGCATCCAAGACGAGATTCAGATTATTGATTAAGGTTGTTGCGATTAAGATGACAGCTTCAACCATAGAAGGTATAAGCTCAGGTAAAGCCAACCCTAAACCTTCTACAAGAGCAGCAATAAGCTGTACCGCTGCATCGATTAAAAGCGGCAAATTCTCAATGAGTGCTCCAACAATAGTCATGACTGCATCTACTGCTGCTGGAATTAGTTCTGGAAGCAGACTAAGAAGTGTTTCTAGAACCTGGCTGAAGAGATCCGTTACTGTACTAAGAAGAACAGGTAGAAGGTCTCCAATAGCAAGTAGGATGGCATCCATTGCTGCAGGTAGAGCAGTAACCACATTTTCTAATATTGGTACAATATTAATAACTACCGACTGGAAAGCATCTACGAGATTTTGGGTTAGGTTTGTCATATCCGCATCTGCATTTCCTAGCCCTGCCGTAAATGAACCTAGAGCAGCTTGTAAAAGACCTATGGACCCTGTGACGGTTTGGGTGGACTCTCTGGCAAAGTTCCCAGCATATTGCTCCGTATTTTCAAAGAACATCTGCATGGCCACTTCAGCTTTTTCTGCATTTGTTGCCGATGCCCAGGTGAAATCTAATCCTTTGGCAAGAGCGTAGGCTTCGATATTTGTAGCGTTCATGGCAACACCCAGGTTATCCATCATGGTGAAGTTACCTTTGGCCGCACCGGCAACAGAATCAAGGGCTACCTGCATATCGATGCCCATAACTGATGCCATGTCTGCAGCTCGCTGCATGGCCTTTTCTGTCAGTTCTAGACTCTTTTCTTGTTCAACACCAGAACCTTGAAAAAGCGCTCCCATTTTATTGGCTGTGGCCAAATATTGACTCTGGGATACACCTAGATTTTTGTAGGCTTCCTCACCAGTTTTCTGAATAGAAGAAGCGTACTTTCCAAATACAGCTTCGGAACCACCAAGATTCTGTTCAAGCTCTCCAAACTGCTGGACAATCTCAGTTCCTAATTTGATGGTAGCGGCACCTGCAGCAAGGGCTACAGAACCCATCGCAGTTCCAATCCCTTTTAGAACCCCTCCAAACTTCCCGAATTTACCACCAGCGCCTTCTGCGGACTTACCGGATTCTTCTAATTGCTCTCCGAGGTTTTCTGCTTCTTCAGCTGAATCTTCCAGTTCTTTTTCCATTTTATTGAGATCTGCATTAGCGTTATTAAGCTGAACCTGCCAGGCTTTCGTTCGTTTATCATTTTCCCCGAAGGACTCAGCGGCATTCTTCAGAGCTGCTTCAAGGGTAGTGACTTTTTCCTTTTGAGCATCGATTTCTTTGTTTAAGACTTCATTTCTTGCTGTTACTGCTTGGAGCGATTTGTCTTGTTTATCAAATTGTGAAGTCACAAGGTTCATTTCTGAACCTAGTATCTTAAAGTCCTGATTAATTTCGCGAAGTGCATTTTTAAATTCCTTTTCGCCTTCAAGGCCAATCTTCAGTCCAAAGTCTGACATACTTTCACCTCCTTCAGGGCATAAAAAAAACACCTCTTACGGTGTTGGGTAGAATTTTTATAGAAACTCTGGTATAACATCATCGATTGTATAATCTACTCTTGGTTTTGATATGCCAGTAAACTGCTTGTGGCACTCCCAAAGATCCATCAGATAACCAATTGGTAAAAGCCAGACTTCATCTTCGTTTCTATTTAGGTGGACGGTGCCATAATAAATGAGTCGGGTAAAGACTTGTTCATCACTTACCCGACCACCTCGTTTTTTGAGTAGTCACTCTCCACATTCCTTTTTGTGCCTTTCAGCATACTGGCCATAATGGCATTCTTGTAATTAGTCAGGTCAAAAGGGGTGGTAAGTAGCTCCACTTCATCTTCTGTGAGAAGTTCTTTTTTCTCACTTTTATTTCTAATATTGTGGATCAGGATGGATTGATTGGCCAGAAGAGTGATGAGCCAAACCACCTCCTCCAGAGCCATTTCAAAGTTCTCACTTTTCATTAGCTTTTCACCCAGGTTTTCAAGTCCACCATAGCGTTTTGCAATTTCCTTTGTTGCTTTAGTGGTCAGAATCATCTTAAACTGTGTGCCACCAATATCAATTGAGGTACTTCTTTCTTCTGCTGCTTCATCAAGCTTTATTTTTTCATCTGCCATGATCAACCCTCCCATTAAGAAACAACAACAGTAGCAACTGTAGTCGTCACATTTTCTGCACCACTAGAGCTTAAGACGCAGTAGTAGTAATAGGTATCCGCCAGAAGGTCCGTTGGAATATCAAAACTTGCAGAAGTTTCTCCATTAGTGGTATTTTCATACCATTGATAGGTTACAGGGTTTGAGGTATTGGAACTCGCCACTACAGAGAGGCTTCCAGAGATGCTTCCTTCAGTAACTTCGGTCAATATTGCAGGTTGAGTTGTAATAGTGATCGTCGGTGTCACAGCTGTAAAATCTGGTTCGTAAACGGATGTGAACCAACTTGTAATTGTTGATGCCGCTACACCATGATCACCTTCAGTGACCTCAGCTTTCCAAGGATGTTTGTTTTCGCTGTCCAGCTTGTTTCTTCTAAAAACGGTTCCTTCTATGGTGGGACTGCTAAATGTGATGGAGTCGCCTTTGGTTGCAAGACTTGTTGCGGGAACAGAGAAGATAACCCTGTAGAGCCAAAAGTAGCGATATTTTCCATTGGCCTTCTTGGCACGAAACCCAACTGCCACAGGGCTACCACCATCTTCACTCCTCGAAACTACTACATTGTTGCTATCAATTTTACAGCCCGTCAAATCTTGGGCCACAAGGGAGCCAATGTCATCAATTCCAAGACTTAATGATCCACTCTTAAATTCTTTGACCACTTCACTGGCACCATCATCTGCATAGAGTATTGCTTCAATAAGCTCAATACTCAGTTCTGCAGTCATGGCTTTAGCCAGAACCCTAGGGGGGCCATAGGTTTCGATGCCATTTTGATCTTCTGTGATTTTTGCATAAAATAGAGAGTCCAATCCGATCGTTGCCATTTATTCTTCCTCCATTTCATATTCTTTCATTACATCGATGGCGTAATGATGAAATTTAGTGTCGTGTTCATACCCAACATACTGTCTATCCGTTATAGTGATCCCCCCAAATTGAAGCGCTTTTGTTAGTTCTTTCTTGCGTTTCATATAGTTCCTCTTCGTGAAAAATGAAAGCCTAGCTTCTGAAAGAACCATATTTGCTTCATTATCTGCAAAGAGATCAAGCCTATCAGACATGGGGGTGATAACCAGATATTCATCAGGCGGCGTATCTGAAAACACTCCGGTCTCCACAGGAATGTTTAGGGGATCTAGTATTTGGTTTAAATCCGCAAGTAAACTCATAGCTTATCTATCTCCTTATTCAGTTCAGCAATCATGGTTTCCATACAGGCTTTTCTAGAAGAAGATTCTGCCTGTTTTAAAAAAGGTTTGGGTGGTTGACCTGATTTACCATATTCAATGATATTTGCAATCTTAGCATTCGAATCTCCATCGTCACGAGGCTCATTGAAGCCAACCTTCACGTTAAAGTTTCCGTTTCTGTCTAGCTTAGTTGGAGATAGCCCAAGGGATGAGACCAGCTCACCAGTAGAACGGCTTTTCTCCTTTGTACCACTTCCGATAACACCTTTCAGGTTGGCTTTGACTTTATCCAGAACTACTTCACCGCCAGCTTCTAATACTCTCGAGACAATCTCATCTGTCCTATCACCAAGCTTTGTAAGCTTCATTAAAAACGCATCGGGCATTTTCATGGTTGCGTTAGCCACTTGGAACCACCTCCTTAGCTAGAACTTCAAGATACATTCCGCGGCCTTTCACATCCTCAACAGATGTGATTTCAAATCTCTTATCACTGTGGATGATCACCATAGATGCCGTAATGGTAATACCAGGGATGCAGCGAAAGCGAAAAAGGTCTGTGGCTTCAGTAAAGGAAGCTCTATTTGCCCATTTCTCATTGCCATGTCGACCTTCACGATACGCCCTGACAGAAGCTACAATGTTATCAACTTCAGTTTTAAATCCTTCAGCATCTTTAATGGTTATCCTCTCTACAATATCGATAAAGGTATTCATTTTTCCAAAGCTCATATCTACACCTTCCAATCCCGATCAAGCCGCAGTAGAAGATTGACTGTATTCCATACTTGCTGTCCAGCCTGAACATTATCTGAGTAAAAACCACCAGTGCTGCCATCTCGTGATTCATAGAAGTGAGATGACAGCATGATGATGGCTTGCTGAGTGGTGGCTGGCATAACGGCTTCCACATAGTGGTTCTCAGGATGATGCTGATAGCTTTCTGCGTACCTCGTAGCGGCAGTGATGTACATCTCAAGCAGGTCATCATCAGCTGAGTGATGAAGAATAAGATTTGCTTTTACTTTTTCCAGCAGAGTCATACCGCCACCATCCTTTCATTAGTCTGAAATCATAAGCCCTGCTGCTTTAAGTTTGGTGAGAAGGGCATTAAAATCCGTCACCAAATCTTCAACTGTGGCAGCAGCGCTTTCTGCTTGATTATCAAGAATAGGGAGGCCTGTAACGACCGCCCCTTCCTTGATTTCAAGAGTTCCACCAATAACGGTTTTTTCACCGCCCTGTTCGGTATAGTTCTTTGTGTTATAACTCATAGGACACCTCCATTATGCTTTCTGCTGAAGCACTTTGATGGCTTCAGGTAGAATGAGCTTTCCATCCACACGCTGAGTTGCAGCAAAGCCAACCTGTCCAGTGGCTGCATAGAGCTCATTGAGTCTCTTGAACACTCTGCCCTGACGATCCGCTACCCAGTAGTAACCAAAATCACCGAAGATGATAGACTTTGCAGATGCAGCGATGGTAGGAACGTAAGATGAAGTATAAACAGGTCTGTTCAGAATGGTATCTGGTGTTCCAGCCTGAAGTGAAGGCTGCCAGATATACTGACCCTGACCATCTTTCAGCTTCCTAATGGCCTTAATGGTGGTATCATTCATTACGAATACAGATTTGTTTCTGTAAGGCGATTTAAGTGAGTAGAAGAGATCCAAAATCTCATCGATGGAAATGGCAGTGGCACTTGCAGCGGTTACACCGATTTGTGCTCCACCAGTGGCTGCAAGAATACCCGTAGGCTTACCAGAG